GCAACGCCCGTTTGGCCCCGCACTCGGCAGCTTTCTCAACCATCGCGGTCAGCTCGGCGTCGGTCATTGCTTTATAATCCGCCATGGTTGCTATGGGATATTGCCGCCCACGGGGTTGCTTGCCCCAACGGCAGCAGCAGTGCCAACGACACTACCAAACGGCACAGATGTAGAGGTCCAAGGAGACTCGTTCAGAGGACCATAGCAATCAGCCAACTGAACGCCGTTAACAAGGTGCTCACGCTTAACGCACGGGAAGCTCCACATGTTCGACATGCCGCCGCCAGGGGTGGGCGCTGTTGTGAACGCGCGAACGACCTCAGGCATTACAGCCCAAGTAGGCGCCTGGGGGAAATTCTTAACATTGGAGAACAAGCTCCAGACCTTGCCCGGCGGAGCCTTGCAGGACCCGCCCATCAGGTTCATGTCCGCAATGGCTGGCCCATGAAGAACCGGGCAAACCGACACGCCCTCGCGGAACGTAATGCCGTTGACCACGATGCTCCTACCAGTGGCGTCCGTGCTGGACGCCGCGCACAGCGCGTATTCGCCGTGGCATATTTGTAGAGCGGGGCCAGCAATAGCCGCCGTTGAGTCGATAGCAAGGAGCGATGCAAGTGCGACGATGTGTTTCATCCAAGTGTCTTCCTCAGTTTGGTTATGTCCGCGCGGGTGAATTTCTGGTAGGCCGCTTGTAACTGTTCTGGCATCGGAATGTATTCAATCTTTGCAGAAAACTCTGCGCCCACCAGCGACGCGACATCGTTGAAAGACAGGGTTTCCCCTGTTCCAATGTTCCAGATGCCAGATTCGTCTATATCGAAAAAGGCTTTATGGATGTTAATCACCTCATCTACATGGATGAAGTCGCGCCGAAACTTATCGCTACCCTCAAAGAGTTTGATCGTTCCGGTCTTTGCCTGTTCATGGAATTTATGAAACGGCGACGCCTGCTCCCCTTTGTGATCTTCGCAGGGGCCGTAGACATTGAAGTATCTGAAAATCTGTATCGGGGAAACAGGGTATATCATCTCGAAATAGGTCTCTATTGCCGCCTTCGACTTAGCGTAGAGGTTAGCTGGGTATATATTGTCTGTCTCTCGAAAGGTCGTATTGTTCGGGCCGTATACGGATGCCGAAGATGAAATCTGGATTGGAATTCTGCGATCCTGACATTCATCCATGAGATCAATAGAGTAACGGACGTTCTGCTTCTGAAGCGCCTCCCAGTCCTGACACCGAGTATCCGAAATGGCGCCTAGATGGATCACTCTATCTACGCCAGTGAGGGAATACTTGTCGCCCCAGTCGCACAAATCTAAGTCATGGTCAGACAGGGCTTTCACCATGTTCTGTCCGATGAAACCCTTATGACCTGTGATTAGAATGCGCATGCGACTTCAGGTTCTATTGCAATGGCGATTTCCTCTGCGTAGTGATCCATACTAAAGCCGCCCGATACTCGGAAATCAAACAGTTCGGGGGAAATGAACATCTTATTCGTGTCCTCGAATCTACCTTCTTTGATTCGATCAACCCAGATAATAAAGTCGGCATCGAACGCTTCTCTTGCCTCCGGTGTCGGGCATACAAAATCCGCGATAGCTATATACCCAGCTTGCGAAACCGTATCGCAGAGAAACCGCATTCGCTTTGCTTGCTCTAACCGGTCTCCTGGGCCACCGGGAATTTGCTTTCCAACCATTCCGCGCACTTCATCAGCGTTCCAGTGGACCGCAGACAGCCTATTTGCCAGGACTTTTGCTAGCGTTGTTTTGCCGCTGCCTGGGAGGCCCATGATAAGGATTTTCACAGGCCCATCGCTTTTCTGATTTTAGTGGCCGATATCGCGTGGATATCAGCATCGAAAACTTCTTGCTCGATCTTATATCCTACGTCCCGTCCATACGTGATATTGACGATGTTGGGGACCACCATGATCGAATACGTACCGGCGTGCTCGGGTTCCAAGTCGGTTTCAATGTTGCCGATGACCTGCTCCATGCCGAACGGGTTACTTTCTTGCCACCCCTCGCAATCACGGACCAAGATTACAACCTGACCAGTCTTAGCCAACGCTCTTTCAAACAGAGCACGATGTCCGGCATGCCATGGCTGAAAACGCCCTAGCATTTGCACGGTGGGTTTTTTGTTGTCAAAAGTCATTATTCCATCAATCCATCAAGTTGATCGTGTGAGGTGGCAGCGTCAATTGCAGCGATCTTTGGCTCGATGGCATCTTTGGCTGCTTGCAGGGCTGCGGGGTTGTATTTTGATGGGTCGTGCATTTGCTCTTGGAACGCCTGCTGATACCCCATGCTTGCATTGGCTTTCATGCCTTGCTTGCGATCATCGACGGTGATGTCATAAACACCGTACTCGATCTGCACTGGGTCAGTAGAGAGGTTGAAGGTATGCGCGGTGTAGCCTTGCCGATGCGCTGTGATAGATGGGCGAACTTCAACGGCAGACTTCCAACCGTCCTGACCCGCTGGAGGTGGGGTGTCCCAGCAGTCGGTGACGAGGTTGTTCTGGATGCGGACGAAGAGTGACATAGCGGTTTCCTTTTGGTTGAGAGAGATTAAGATTTTACGGCTATGCTGAAGGTATCCCCACCAGCAATGTTTAGCCATGTAGTGAGTGCCCCTACTTGTGTGGGATTGGATCGGTTGGCTATGTCACCTAATCCTAATTCCCCGTAATCGTTCCGACCCCAAGCCCAAAGGGTTTTGCTAGATGTAATTCCCAACATAGTTGAACCGCGTCCGAAACTTATAATAGACCATGTACCACTAACTTGACCAGGAGATGAGCGGCTGGTAGTTGAAAAATCGCCAAGCTGCCCCCCACCGTTATCCCCCCAAGTCCAAAGAGTGCTATCGGTTTTAAGTGCAGCACTACTGCGGGCACCAGAAGCAGCAACAACCGACCAAGTAGTTAATGCCCCTACCTGCTTCGGGCTGGAAAAGTAGGTGACGTTGCTAAGACCTAGTTGACCACTGAAGTTATTACCCCATGCCCAAAGAGTTCCGTCTGTCTTGGTGGCTAAGATGAAGTACTCCCCACCCGCCGAAATATTTAGCCACGTAGTGAGTGCCCCCACCTGTTTTGGACTTGAGTAGTTAGTGATGTTGCCTAGGCCAAGTTGGCCTGACGCGTTATTGCCCCAAGTCCAAAGCGTCCCATCTGTTTTAGTGGCTACGGTGAAGTATATTCCCCCTGATACCTTAGACCACGTGGTAAGCGCACCTACTTGTGTGGGAGAGGACCGATTGGTTATGTCGCCTACGCCTAGCTGACCGAGTTGGTTCCGCCCCCACGCCCAAAGTGTACCATCTGTTCTAATAGCTAAAGAGTGGTCCTTCCCCCCTGCTACCTTAGACCACGTAGTGAGTGCGCCAACTTGTTTTGGACTGGAGTATCTTGTGGTGTTACCTAAACCCAACATACCGTAGATGTCATTATCTCCCCAAACCCATAAAGTACCGTCAGACTTAATTGTTAGTGACCAAGAAGTACCACAAGCAAGGGTTTTCCAAGTATTCAACGCCCCCACCTGTTTTGGACTTGAGTAGTTGGTGATGTTGCCTAGGCCTAGTCGACCATATTGGTTATTTCCCCAACTCCACAAATACCTGTCAATCACAGGCTTCGGCCACAGCCCCAGTGCTTGAAACCGAGCTTGGTCAGGCCTAGTCCAAATACCCGGCGCAGTGCCGCCTTCCCCATCAACAGGGCCAACGACGGTAGGTGCTTTACCTAGCAGCCCTGCGATATATCTAAAACTCATACAACGCTCCTTAACGCAGACTTGACGCCCAAGCGGTCTTTGATGCGGTCAAACGGAGCAGCCCAGTCACCAAACACATCTTGCCGCATCAGCTTCATGCTGTTGTAGTATGGTGTGTTTTCGCCTTCAAGCGCATACAGGAAGTAGGGCATAATTGGCGTTACCACCCAGGTCTCTACACCCATCGCAGCGGCAATGTGGCTCACCGAGGTGCAGGAGCTGATCACCAAGTCGCAGCTAGCAGCAGCAGCGCGAGTGTCTTCCCAGCTATTCAACGGCACAGTCCTTACCCACCCAGGTGCAGCGTCTGCACCTTCGTCCCGTTGCAAGCTGATAAACTCAGCATCGGCGTCCTTCACGGCGGCAAACATCAACTCATACGGGAACGCCTTGTGATGCTCATGCTCAAACTGGGACGACCCCTGCCAACGCAGGCCGATGCGTTTCTTGCTACCCTTAATCACCGTCGGCTTGCTGATGTATGGCGCCCCGGAAATGTCTTCCAACTCAAAGCCCAACGGCACGACAGCCGACATGCCAGCAACCCAGAAGTCATGGTAGATGCCAAACACAGCCTCATGCTGGATGACTGAGGACACGCCTTCTACGCCTACAAATATGGAAGCAAGGCTCCCGGTGCAAGCGACAATCACCTTACAGCCACGAGCAGCGATGTACTTGGCGTAGCGAACTTGGTGAATCTGGTCGCCCAGGCCGCCTTCAAGGTTGAGCAGCACAACACCTTTGGTCTTGCCATCCCACTGTAAAGTAGGAACTGCCGGTGCCTTGTTGCCAAACACGCCAGCCACACGGCCCCTGTCCATCAACTGATAGCCCTTTTGGATCTGCCCTTGACGCAGCAGATACCAACCTCGGTTGTAGGCAGCACGGTGATTTGTCGGCTCGTCGGCTTCTAGCTGCTGAGCCAAACGCCAGCCTTCAGCAAAATCACCCGTTGTGGACGCTGCAAGCTGCATATCCAGCGCATGAAGATCGGGCATTGTCCGAGGCGTCTCCAGCCAGAACTCAGGCTGGCAAAACGACGAGTAGTGGGACTTCAGCAGGTCTTTCGGGTCTTGCTTGTGCTGGGCTTCCAGCTTAGGCTTGATATCGTGCATACCGGCGTGGCCGTGCAGTTGCTCATCGTCCTCAGCCACCGTAGAGCCGTCGATGTTGTTGAAGTCGTAGGCAAAGTCCGGCAACTCAAGGAACGCGTGAATACGGGCCAACTGCGCTTTTGTGTCAGCAAGCAGGTCTTCATACTCAACAAACAGGAAGTTCTCAGGGGCGAAGTTGTAGCCGTTTTGGAGGGAGATGTAAGCAGCCTTCAGGTGATCCATCAGTTGACCGGAATACATAAACTCATCAAGGTTCTCAGGCTTTGCTACCCGGATGAAGCTGGCAGCACAGTCAGGCACTGAACGCACCGTAGCGATGATCTTGGGTTGGTGACCTAGCACTTGGGACATGGCCGCCATAATCTGCGCGATAGGCCAGCCACGTGATTTGTCAATGATGACTGGGGCGGTGGTGTCCTCGTAGAACGCATCAATAGCGCCACGCATTGTCTGCGCCAGCTTCGTGCGCTTAGGGTCATTCTCGTTCAGCAAGCCTGCCGAGTGCCAAGTGTTCGCCAAGCCATCCAGCGCATGAACCAGACCAGACGTAGTGGATACGTGTGTCTGTGGGTTCTGATTCAGGATGGCCGCGAGGACTGTGGAGCCACTGCGCGGGATACCAGAGAGGAAGTGGAGGGTTTTGTTCATATTATTATGCGGTAGCAAATACAGACTGCCCAGAAGTGCCAATGAGTGACCACGTAGTCAATGCACCAACTTGAGTTGGTGATGATCTATTAGTGATGTCACCTAGGCCCAACTGCCCAACATCGTTACCACCCCATGTCCAAAGAGTTCCGTCTGTTTTTTTTGCTACCATCCCACGACCATTCTCCCCGACAGCAATAGTTAGCCATGTAGTTAAAGCACCAACCTGCTTGGGAGATGAATAGTTAGTGGTATTCCCTAGACCAAGCCGCCCGGATGTATTACTCCCCCAAGACCAAAGAGTGCCGTCTGTTTTGACCGCTAGTATAGAATCCGCCCCCGCAGATATAGACACCCATGTAGTTAAAGCTCCAACCTGTTTAGGAGATGAATAATTAGTTATGTTACCCAACCCAAGCTCCCCTACACTATTTCGCCCCCATGACCATAGAGTACCACCTGTCCTCAAGGCAACCATTGAATACTCATCATTTATCGAAATCTGCGTCCAATATGTGCCCGATCCAACTTGTTTAGGGCTGGAATAGTTAGTAATGTTACTTAACCCAAGTTGTCCAAAGTTATTGTTTCCCCAAGTCCAAAGAGTTCCATCTGTTTTAATAAATGCAGCCACGCTCTGCCCACCACTACCGATGCTCCAATTAGTTAATGCACCGACCTGTTTAGGCGAGGAGTAGGAAGTAATATTTCCAAGTCCCAGACCACCTAGTGTACCGCGTCCCCAAGCCCATAAAGCGCCGCTAGTTGTCACACCAAATGTAATATTGGGTCCAACAATTAGACTTGCCCATGTAGTCAGAGCGCCGATTTGTTTGGGGCTGGAGTAATTAAGGGCGTTCCCGTGACCCAGATTGCCATAATTGCTAACACCCCAACCACAACTCCAAATAGTACCGTTGTTCTTTCTACCACTAAATGTGTATTGACCGCCAGCAACAGAAAGCCAGTCTGAGACTGAAGAGCCTACTTGCTTGGGGCTTGAGTAGGAGGTAGTGTTACCAAGACCTAATTGGCCGTAGGCGTTATAACCCCAACTATACAAAAACGGCAACCCCGTCCACGTCCCCGCAGAGATAGCGGCGTTGACTTGAGGAAGGGTCCAGATGCCGGAGTATCGAACTCCTGATGTTATTGTGGTTGCCATGCTCTTATCCTATCCGATGGCAATGTTGTGCGAGGCGTATCCAGCCGCTATGGTGAGCCATGTGGTGGTTGCACCTACTTGTTTGGGGCTTGAGTAGTTTGTGACGTTGCCTAAGCCTAGTTGCCCATTGCCATTAGCACCCCACCCCCAGAGAATGCCATCTGTTTTGACGGAAATAGTGTGGTTATTCCCTGATGCTATCTTTGACCACGTAGTTAACGCGCCTACTTGTTTAGGGGAAGAGTAGGAGGTGGTGTTACCAAGACCTAACTGACCATAACTATTATCCCCCCAAGCCCATAGCGTCCCGTCTGTTTTGGTGGCTAAGGTATTGTTTGCCCCCATTGATACAGCTGACCACGTTGTTAATGCTCCAACCTGCTTAGGGCTTGAGTAGTATGTGGTGTTGCCTAAGCCTAGTTGTCCTTGAGCGCCACTCCCCCACGTCCAGATGGTGCCATCTGTTTTTCTGGCTATGCAGAAATTTTGTCCAGCGGCTATTTTTGACCATGTAGTTAACGCCCCTACTTGTTTTGGGCTGGAATACTTTGTAGTGTTACCTAGTCCTAGACGACCCTGATTACCTAATCCCCACGTCCAAAGTGTACCGTCTGTTTTAGTGGTTACTGTGTAGTAGAATCCGGCAACTACTGCTGACCAAGTAGTGAGCGCCCCAACCTGCACTGGACTGGAGCGGTTAGTTATATCCCCCAGCCCTAGCTGACCTTGACTATTATTACCCCATGCCCAAAGTGTGCCATCTGTCTTGGTGGCTAAGGCGTGATTGCTGCCTGCGATAGATAACCACGTTGTTAGTGCTCCCACTTGCTTGGGGCTGGAGTAATTTGTGATGTTACCTAAACCTAACTGTCCGCTGCCGTTATTCCCCCAAGTCCAGAGAGTGCCATCTGTTTTTGTGGCTAGGGTGTAATCGCTCCCCACGGCTATATTAGACCAATTAGTTAATGCGCCGACCTGATTCGGAGAAGACCTATTAGCCACATCCCCCAACCCAAGTTGACCAAATTGATTAGTCCCCCAACCCAACAAGTTGTAAGTAGTAACACTCGTCTGCACCCCCAGAGGATTAAACCCCGGCTTAACGATACTCCCAGGATTATGCTGTCGAATGCTCACAGGGCTACCCCTTACGCTGCTATGGATTCGTAGCTGAGGCTGTAGGTAATACCGCTTGCCGTGCCGGATGTCACCACAATGGAGCTATTCTCCATCAGATAGATCGAGGTTGTCTTGTCCACCGCGATCACAGAGGCACTAGCTGGCACTGACACCGTGCTAATCACCGGGAAGTTCGTACCTGCACCAGCAGCCGCGCTGTTGATCGCCACAGTTGTATTAACCGCAGAGACTCCGTTCACATTCGCGCACACGATCTGATTGATCTTGAAGACCAGACCGGACGATGCAGCGTTGGACAGCAGAGTGTTGGCTGTGGTGTTGGGGGGAGTTAGGTATGTCGTCGTTCCAAGAATTGAAGTGACGTTGACGATATTCGGATTTGCCACGATAACTCCTTACAGGCCGAAGATAATTGAAAAAGCGATTGCTTGGCCTTTAGAGGCACCGCCAGAAGCTGGGGTGGCAAAAGATAAAGTGCCAGAACCGTTAGTCTGCACGACCTGCCCAGCGGTTCCGTCTGCGGTAGGATACTTCAACCCCACCGGGTTGTTGATCAAGCGCGTGACTGTGCCGCTGGCGTTCTCAGCGAACAACGCCATATCGCCATTGGCAATGTTGATCGCAAGCTCACCCGGCGCAAGATTGGCTGTCAACGGCACCGCTGCGGCAGTTGTTGTGCGGTACAATTGAATTGGCGTGTATCCCGACTGTGCCATCAGAACGTGCCCCCATCAAGATTGCCCCAAACTGGCGCGTTGGCTCCGGCTGAAGTTAAAATCTGTCCAGCAGTGCCAGCCGCAGAAGTCGCCCATGTGGTGCCCGAACTGAAGTAAGGAATACCGCCAGAAGTGCCCGCTACAGTAAGGGCGAGTGTGCCTGTCGTCGTAATTGGGGAGCCAGCGACACTGACAATGCCGCCAGTAAACGTCTGACTAACACTGGTTACACCACCACCACCACCGCGTGAAACTGCGCGAAGAGCCATGACTACTGACCTTTTCCAAGAGAGACTCTTAGCACAGTTGCCCCTCCAGCATCACTCGAAGCATTGGCGTAAGTAGCGATGGGTGGGAGAAGGAATGTCATACCCATACCAGCTAGAAGAGGCTGCCCGGTGCTAACGGTAGAAGTTGCCACCCCACCCGGCACCACCGCAGTCACCCCTACTGTAAAACTCACATACACTGTCGCTGCTCCGTCATTTTGCACCAACGCGACATTCGCCCCAAGCTCACTTGCAGTTGCACCGAAAGCAGCACTTGCAGTAGAAGCATCCGCCAAAACCGCAAGAATAAGCTGCTTTATCGGCGTGAAAGGCATTGGGGTAATATTTGAGAAGCCGCTCATTGTGCAGAGTTCCTGAGAATAGGAGGGAGAGGCGTGAAGAGAGCGGGTAAGACTGGAGGCCGCCG